CGAAGACGCAGAGTCCCGCAATTCAAATGTTGAGGCATAGGTAAATGGCTAGACCCCGCACGCCAAAGGCGAAGGCGGCGGTAACGGGCCGCGACCAGCATGACAAGGCGCGGTTTTCAGACCGCGCCGAGCCAACCGTTGACGCTAGTCTCGGCGAGCCCTTTGACTGGCTAACCGATACCGACAAATGCAAGGCGCGTGAAGCGTGGGGCATTTTGTCAGATACGATTCCTTGGCTCAACTACAGCCATCGAATCTTAGTGGCGACGGCAAGCAATATTTTAGGGCGAATGATCGCCGGACAAGACGTTGGTGTGCAGGCGATGAACCTGCTTCGCCAGGCATTGGGACAGATGGGAGCTACGCCTGCAGACGCTTCAAAGGCGGGCGCGAAACCAGATGACGGCAAAGACGAAGACCCAGCGGCCAAATATTTCACGTAAGAATCCTGTCGATGCTTATGCGATTGACGTGCTGGACGGTAAGATTGTCGCCGGGCCGCACGTTCGCAATGCATGCCGTCGTCATCTTGACGACATGGAGCATGGGCATGAGCGAGGCTTGATATGGGATCAGGCCGCATGCGATCGTGTATTAAATTATTTTCCTGACGTGCTGCGCCTGAATGGCGGTCAGTTCGAAGGCAAGAAATTTCATCTTCATCCGTCTCAACAGTTCAAGGTCGGATCCATCTTTGGGTGGAAGCGTACCGAGTCGGATGGCGCAGTGTTGCGTAGGTTCCGTCGTGCCTATGTCGAGGAGGGCAAAGGCAACGGCAAGTCGCCTTTGGCGGCGGGTATCGGCCATTACTGCATGACTTCAGACGGTGAGGCGGCTGCCGAGATTTACGCAGCCGCTGCCGCAAAGGACCAGGCGTTTGTTCTGTTCCGCGATGCCGTCGCCATGTATGAACAGTCACCGGCGCTGAAGGCAGCATTGACGCCTTCTGGCGGCAATCCTGTGTGGAATTTGGCGTATCTCGCCAAGCGGTCGTTCTTTAGGCCGATCTCGCGCGAAGGCGCCCACAGCGGCCCGCGCCCATACATCGCCCTTTGCGACGAAATCCATGAGCACCCCGATGGCAAGGTCATCGAAATGCTCGAGCGAGGCTTTAAGTTTCGTCGTCAGCCACTTCTGTTCATGATCACGAACTCGGGCAGCGACCGTACAACGATCTGTTGGGATGAGCATCAGCACGCCGTCAAGGTGGCGGCCGGCACGCAGACGCCGGATGAGGAATTCACCTACGTCGGCGAGGTTGTTGACGACAGCACGTTTTCTTACGTGTGCGCTCTCGACAAGGATGACGATCCGTTTTCTGATCCGACGTGCTGGCAGAAGGCCAACCCGCTTTTCGGCGTCACATTGAAGCACGATTACCTGGCCGGCGTCGTGGCTCAGGCCAAGGACATTCCGTCGAAACGCAACGGCATTTTGCGGCTGCACTTCTGCGTATGGACAGAAGCCGATACGTCGTGGATACCTCGACCATTGGTCGAAAAGGTCATGGCGGATTTCGATCCGTATGAAGAAGGCGCAGGCCGTATTGATGCGGCTGGCCTTGACCTGTCTGGCGCCAAGGATTTGACCGCGGCGGCGTTCGTTCGTGAGACAGGCACCAAGCGCGTTGTGCGTGCTGACGGTACGGAGGCTGATCTACCGACTTACGACGCGTGGATTGAGGCGTTTACGCCTTACGACACGATGGACGAGCGGTCGAAGGTCGACCATGTGCCTTACCAGCTGTGGAATGAAACATTTCACAAGGATGCCAACGGCAACGACACCAAGGATAGGTACATCAATGCACCTCCTGGCGCTCGCATCAGATACGACCATGTGGCGGCACTCTTTGCGCGTCTCAATACTGAGCATGGCATTGGCGTCCTGGCTTTTGACCGTTACGTCTTTGATAAGTTTGAGCAGGAACTTGACGAATACGGCGTCGAGCTAAAGACCGTTGCGCACCCGCAGGGCGGCAAGAAGCGCGCCAAGCCCGACGCCGATAAGGTCGAGGAAGCAAAAGCGAATGGCGAGGAGCCGCCGCTTGGCTTATGGATGCCTGGTTCTGTCTCGGCGCTGGAAACGCTCATCCTTGAGCAACGGATTCGCATAAGGCGCAGCCCTGTACTGCTAGGTGCCATCATGGGTACGGCGATCGAGACTGATCCGCTTATGGGCAACCAGTGGCTCAGCAAAAAGAAGTCAACGGTGCGCATCGATCCGGCTGTCGCCCTGTGCATGGCGGTTGGTGCGGTGGTTGATGGTGCCGTTGAGCATAAGCCGCCTGCATCGCCTTGGGACGATCCAGAATTTAGCCTATTAGCAACTTAATTTGGCGGGATAAATGGGAATATTTGACAGATTTTCCCGCCAAAAGGCGGTAAATATTGCAGAAACGCAAAGAAACGCAATAGAAACTCGCGTAAATCTTGAAAATCAGAGCGTTCCCGTAAGTTCGGAAAACTTTCTTGCGTTCTTCGGTATTCAGACGGCGAATTTGCCGAATGTAACTATCGACAACGCTCTGACTGTGCCTGCCGTTTGGGCGGCTGTGTCGTTTCTGTCGCGGACGATGGCGACGCTTCCAAAGCATGCCTATCGCAAGACCAAAGACGGCCCGCAGAAGCTAACAGGCAAGATCGAAACGGTTGTCCATGAGGCGCCGAACGACGGCCAGGGCAGTTTCAAGTTCTGGCAGTGGTTCTGGCAGCAGGTGTTTACCGGTGGCCGCGGTCTTGCGTGGATTGAGCGCACGCCGCAGGGCGTTGAAGCGCTCTGGCCCATGGATCCGTTCAGGACGACAGTTAAGTATTTCAATGGCGTCCTGACGTATCAGTATTCGCCATATTCGGACCAGCAGGGAATCAAGGAATATCCTGCGTCTGAAGTCATCGATGTCCCGTTCATGCTTCGCTCCAATGGCTATATGCATTGGGGGCCGATCATGATGGCTGCGAAGGCCATTCAATTGGCCATCGCCATGAATGATTACGGCAGCAATTTCTTTGCTGGCGGCGGCGTGCCACCGCTGGCGCTCACCGGGCCGCTTCCGGTTGGCGACGCTGCGATAAAGCGCGCGCAAGCCGATATCAAACGGTCTGTCGACGCCGCCAAGAACGCCAACGAGCCTGTGTTTCCAATCCCGGCAGGCTATGAGTTGAAGCCTGTAGGTATTGACCCTGCAAAAGGCCAGATGATTGAGGCGCGGCGCTTCCAAGTGGAAGAGATCGCTCGAGCTTATCAGTTGCCGCCAGTGTTCTTACAGGACTTGACGCAGGCGACGTTCAGCAACGCTGAGCAGCAAGACTTGCATCTTGTCAAACATCTGATTGGCCAGTGGGCGCAGGCGCTCGAGGACGAGCTCAACCTTAAGCTATTCGGTCGCGATAACAACAATCGCTATGTCCAGCATAACCTTGATGGGTTGCTGCGTGGCGACTTCGTTTCGCGCATGACTGGTTACGGCCAGGCTATCCAGAACGGCATTCGCACGCCTGATGAGGTTCGCTTGCTAGAGAACCTGCCCGCCAAGGGCGAGGCTGCTGATAAACTTTACATACAGGGCGCCACGGTGCCGCTCGGCACGCAGCCGGCAGCCTCCACGCCACCCGCAAACGACAACAAACCTAGTGGGGCTGCTGCCGCATGACGAAGATGGAAACTCGCCGGGCTGTACCCGGCGTGGAGACGCGCGCGGATGGCGGCAAGCGAACGCTTGTCGGGTATGCGGCAGTCTTCAATAGCGAAACCGAGATTGGCGATTACTTTATCGAGCGCATCGATCCAGGTGCGTTCGATAATGCCATTTCTGGCGATGTGCGCGCGCTTATCGACCATGATACGGGCCGCGTAATCGGACGCACGAAGTCAGGAACGCTGCGCCTGTCGACTGACAGCACCGGCTTGCGCGCAGAGATCGATGTCCCGGACACCACGGACGGCAACGACCTGTGGACGCTCGTTGAGCGCGGCGATGTTAGCGGCATGAGCTTTGGCTTCTGCGTCAGCCGCCAGGAATGGGACGATACCGGCGACCAGATGGTGCGAACCATTCTGGAAGTCGAGTTGTACGAAGTGAGCGCATGCGCTTTCCCCGCGTATGAAGACACCACCCTTGGCGTGCGCTCGCTAGAGGCGGCTCGCCAAGATGCTGAGAACGCCAAGAAGGACGCCGAGAAGGCCAAGGCAGATGCCGCGGCAGCACGGCGCCGTATTGCCGAACGCGAAGCACGGCAAGAGCAAAAGATTCGGGGCATCCGGCAGGACGCACCGTAGCACCCGGTTAATCCCGGAGGGCGGACGCTAACGTCCTGCCATTTCAACCAAGACCAGCCCGTTGGCTTCGCCGTGTGCGGAGGCGGGTATCTATTGCCCAAAGGTATTGCAATGACTCTCAAGGAACTGAACGAAAAGCGCAATGTGCTCGTTGCGCAGGCGCGCGAAGCGCTTGGTGAAATCAAGAAGAACACCGACGAAGCCCGCGCCGCAGAGCTCGACAAGCGCCACGACGACATCATGGCCGAGTTCGACAAGATCGAGGCCACTATCGCCCGCGAGCAGCGCATGGCAGCGGCCGAGGAGCGCCTTGCGAAGGCCGTCGAGGAAGAGCGTAAGGCTAAGCGCCCGAACGCCGAAGACGGCACGCAGCGCGGCCAGGACGAGCCGAGGAATGCCGAATACCGCGAGGTGTTTCACAAGTTCCTGTCGAACGGCGCATCGCTCGACGCGCTGGACGCTGAGGAGCGCAAGGTTCTGCGCGCTGGCGTCGTTGCCGACATGGAAAAGCGCGTCCAGACTGGCGGCACCAACACCGCTGGCGGCTACACCGTCCCGGTTGAACTGCAGAACATGCTCGTCCGCGCCATGAAGGCGTGGGGTCCGATGTATGATGGCAACATCATCAGCGAACTGAATACCGCCTCCGGCAACGCGCTGCCGATCCCGACCACGGACGACACTGGCAACACCGGCGGCGCCGGCACGGAAGGCACGGCGCTTACCGACGACGGTTCGGCTGATGCTACCTTCGGTCAGAAGCAGCTCGAGGCTTACGACTTCAATACGAAGTTCGTGAAGTTCTCCTGGCAGCTGGCGCAGGATTCCATCTTCAACATGGAGTCGCTGCTTGCCGACCTGCTTGGCGAGCGCCTTGGCCGTCTTGCCAATGCCCAGCTTACGACCGGCACCGGCACTTCGGCTCCGAACGGCATCGTTACCGCCGCATCGCTCGGCAAGACCGCTGCGTCCGCTACCGCCATCGCATCGGACGAGCTCATTGACCTCATCCACTCGGTTGACCCGGCTTACCGCCAGTCGCCGAAGGTTGCGTTCCAGTTCAACGACCTGACGCTGGCGGCCATCCGCAAGCTGAAGGACGGTCAGGGCAATTATCTGTGGGCGCACGGCGACTACCAGTCGCAGGAGCCAGCCCGCGTGCTTGGCTACCGTTACTACATCAACCAGGCTATGGCCAACATCGCCACGACCAACAAGACGGTCATCTTCGGTGATTTCGGCAAGTACTGGGTCCGCAAGGTTGGTGAGCCTGTAATCGGCGTTCTGCGTGAGCGCTTCTGGCCGGATCTCGGCATCGCTGGTTTGATCCGCTTCGACGGCGAACTGCTTGACACCAAGGCCGTCAAGTACCTCGTCCAGGCTTAATTTCGAAATGGCGGGCTGCCTTTGGTGGCCCGCCTCCTCGGAGGCGAAATGAAAATCAAACTTCTTGTGAGTCTCGCCGGCACTTATCAGGCGTTCAACGCAGGTGATGAGCACGATTGGGACAATGAGGACGCAATTCGCCTTATCGAGGCTGGCTTTGCTGTTCCCTCTGCCGAAACAAAGATTGAACGCGCGGTAGCAACGCCTGCCGCGGAAAGGCGAAAGCGCGATGTGGCTTCCGGCGACAGTAACGGTAGCGCCGACTAGCGAGCCGGTAACGCTCGTTGAGGTCAAGCGCCAGGTTCGCGTAGATTTCGATGACGACGACGACTATCTGACTGATCTGACCGCCGCTGCCCGCAACCACGTCGAGAAATACTGTGGCGCATACCAGGCGACGCAAACGGTTGCGGTGCAGACGGATGACTGGTGCGATTTCTCGCATCTTCCGGTGCGGCCCGCGCAATCGGTAACGTCTATCTCGTACATCGATAGTGCCGGAGCAACGCAGACGCTGGCAACAAGCGTTTATGAGTTGCGAGGCGACGCGATCGTCTTGAAGTACGGCCAGAGTTGGCCGGCCATACAGAACGGCTCGCTTATCACGCTTACCGCTGTTGTCGGCTTTGCGTCAGTTGAGCCAGCCGTAAAGCATGCAATTTTGCTGCGCATTGCCGATCTCTATGAGAATCGCGAGAGCGCAAGTGATGCGGATTGGACGTCGTTCGATTCGCTGTTGAGCAATCATAGATACTATTAACCGCGGCTTGGCCGCAAGGACAAACAATGCGCGATCTAT